TCTTCAACTTCCTCGGCCCGCATGCCGCTCAACCGTGCCGCCACGTCGTAGAGTTCACCGATGACCTTGGACGACTTCTCGCCAAGCCACTTGGCGTCAGCGTCCCGATACATTCGGGTGTGGTCCTCGTTGACGAGGCAGCGCACAACGAGGAGCGCCCGGAGATTCTCCAAGCGCCCCAAAGAGGTGTTGCCGTGGTTGTCTACGCGGATGATTTCGCGGTCGTAGTTGTCTCGTTCCTTCGCCGTTAGACCTCGGACAATGACGGACCCGCCCCACTCGGGAACCTCCACGTCCTCGTATACAAGGTCGTCAACGGCGCGAATCGCGTCGGCAGTAAGTCTCATGACTGTGGTGCCCCCTTCAATAGATGTTCATGGTCACGTGCTGGTGGTGCGAAGTGCTAGGGGCTTTCAGTGTTACGTTGGGACAACGACGCCAGGGTTGACGATCTTGAGCGTTCCCGAGAGGGCGAACAGACCGTCGATTGGCGACTCGCGCCGGAGCGCGTTGATGATGCAGTTGATGAACGCCTCGAAACCCGAGGCCGTGTGGACCACCGTGAAGGTAACCCGGCCATCGGTGTTGTCGTAAGCGTCGATCAACTCGGTGTGGTCCACGTCGGCCGGGTCGTAGGCGATGGTGAACGCTACCTCGTCTCCGTCCTGCAGGCCCGTCACGAAGTCCGTCCAGTCGTCGCCGTAAGCCGTGGCGTCGATGAGCGCGCGAGTGGAACCGAACGCTCCGAACTCCCGAAGCTGCGGAAGCGGGTCGCCTCCTTCCAGCGTGACGGTGAATCCGCGTCCTGCGTATTTCGTCATTGCGACGTTCCTCCTTCTCTTTCCTAGTCAGGCTAGCTGCTGGGCGTTAGCTCATCTTCGTACAGAATCATGAAATCGAGCATCCTTCTGTACATCTTTGTTTCACCTTCATACATGTCCTGTTCAAGCACGTTGAACGCGCTTGCGACGAGCTGACCGCTCAGTTCCCCGTCGTACCCGCTTAGTGCCAGTAGCACCGCCTCCCCAACCTGCATGGCCTCTTCGGCCTTTGATGACCAACAGTTGAACTGCATCCGCACCCGCACGAACGCGTTGGTGTCTTCGAACGAGTCGTACGTGTACGTTCGAGTCGCCGACGTGCGCCCGTACGAAATGGCGGGCAGGATTGCACCCTCAGGGACCCGCATCGGATAAACTCGGTCGTCCACCAGGCTTTCCACGCCTGGGTCCGACGTCAAGTAGTCGAACAGGGCGGATTCCAAGTTCATCGTGGTCACTGGTCAACCTCCACTACCCGCAACGACAACTCGTAATGCGAAAAGGCGCTTGTTCGCGGATTCCACATCTTGCGGGGCGGGCCGGTCAGTTCGAGTATCTCACCATTGTACTCGATGACATCGTGACCAGTGAACGTTAGGGAGAGCGGCGCACAACCGAACCAGCGACCCATTTCATAGTTGCCCACTTGCAGAGCCTCACCCTCCAGGCCAATCGGCGGCTCTGGCTCGAAGTAGCCGGTGAACGCCGTGTCGCTGTAGGTGGGCTCGGACCCGCCCGCAGCCCCGCGAGTTTCCCCGGTCAGGGTCTTGAGTGTGGCAGGCTGAGTCATAAGGCTCTCAACGGTCACGCAACCGCCTCCACGTAATACTTGTGGAGGATGTTCAACTGGTCGTCGCTTAGAATCATGCCGCTCGACGAGGACGAAGAACTGGAGTCGATGGTGTACTTGTAGCGGCCGATGGTTTCGGAACTCACACCACCGACTCCAGTTCGTCCAGCCACCAATCCGAGCGCCGCTAACGATAGCGCGACTGCCCGGAGGCTGGACGGCACTCGAATCTTACCGGCTGGCACGTCCACGGCATCTTCGCTCACCACCCAGCCGTGCGAGTACGTGACCTGGATAGCCGTCTCGCGGCTCCACACGACATCATCGTCGGGAACCCCGCTGCTCAGGCGCTGAATCATCGTCCGTTCGTTGACGACACGGTAATCGTCGTCGGCAACCAGCGGGTCACCACCGTCGATAGTGATTTCGGTCACATCCACAATGGGAAGCTCGGGCGGGACGAGCATGTTCCGGTCCTTGCCGTCCAGCGTCACCACGTCATCCTCAACATAGTTGATGAGCTGGTCAATCTCGTCCCGAATCATCTGGCATGCGGAATCCGCCATCATGACCGCTAAGTCACTTGAGCTTAAATCCTGGCCGGTGTACTTGCCAAGATCAGCTACCGAAATGAAGGGTACTGTCATCGCGACCTCACAAACTGCTCCATGTCTTTTGGACGGCGGACGAGTGACTTGTACTGAACCACTAGCTTCTCGTTGGGGCGTCGATGGTGGGTGTCGAGTTTCTCTTCGCCGGGCCACCAGTCTTTACCGGACCGTCCGATACGCGGATGGTGCAAATGGACGGCTTGCCCTAGGACGGTCTTAGGACGGCCCACGATTGCCCGCATCGCCAGACAGAATGCTTCATCTTCCTGTCCCCAGCCTCGGAATCGTTCATCGAAGCCACCAACGCGGTCGAATTGTTCCTTCGTGAACAGCCAGGGTGGCGCGGCCCAATAGGTGTTCAGGTTTTCCCTGCGGAGCGGATGGTCGGCATTCACCGGCACTTCGCCGTCCCACTCCGGTCCATGCTTGAGGACCCATTCCGTGTCGTCGGGACCCAGCTTCAGCTTAAGATTCCACGGCCGCACCCACGAGTCGGGATGCTCAGCCAACATCGTCAGGCCCGCCTTTACCAGTGAGCTTGGACACCACGTGTCAGTGTCGTTCAACATGATGAACCCGTCATCGGCGTCAGCGACGGCCCGGTTCAAGGCGACGGTTTTGTGGAACGGGTCTTCGCCGTTGTCTGTTCCGATGACCACGGTGCAACCGGGGAAATGCTGACCGTACTTGGGAAGCAGCCAATTCCACAATCGGGCTCGGTCCTGCTCCGGCGACGAATCACGGAACGCTACGACCACGGTGAGCTTCACGATGGCACTCCTGGCAACACCTCAAGCTTGTTGAGCAGATCGAGCATGCGAATCTTGCTACCGTCGGCTTCGTTGTACTGTCCGAGTCGGGTGTCGTTGTCATGACGGTGGTCGTGGTTAATATTCCGTGGATGCCACAGATGCCAGATGGTTCCGAACAGCTCGTTGATTCGGCCTGGCGTAAGCGTCGCCGCTGCGATTCGAAAAGCGACATCCTCGTGACCCCATTCAACGAACCCTTCATCGAAGCCTCCTACTCGTCCCCACACGTTACGAGGAACGATGGTCGTTCCGCCACGGACCTTGGGCGGCATCCGCGTGCGCGTGCGGTCCTTCCTGTCGAGGTCCTCCGCCGTGTAGCCGGGAATCCCGTGCTCGTAGAACCGCTGGGTTCCCGCCTGTGACAACTTCCACCGCGTGCGCCACGGAATCACCAGAGTCTGCAGCTTCGCTGCCAACACCACCCCACTCCGCAAGTCCTGCGGCAAGTGGATGGTGTCGGCATCAGCGATAACCGCGATGTCCCAGGAAGCGTCGCTCACCATATCAGCTTCACGGGCTGCCCGGTTGATTGCTTCGGCTCGTTTCCACGGCCCAACGGAATCGGCCGTGTAGATGGGCCAGCCAAAACTCTCGAGGTGTTCTCTTGTGAAGTCCCACGCCTTGGCGCGAGCCGGGTCGGCTTCATCCAGGCGAAGCGGCACCAAAACGACGACTTTAGGGTCGCGCATCAGTAACCAATCCCCACACGCTCGTCGCCAATATGAGTGCACATTGGCGTGCCGTCTCCAAAGTAGGCGAAGTACATTGACCGCGCCCGCATCCGCTTCGTGAAAACAATCTCCGAGTTCTTTATGTTAGGCCAGCCCCGGTCTAAGAGTCCGCGCCGGTAGACGCAGGGGTTAGTGGTGAAGTACCTCCGGTGTTGCATGTAAGGGAGGCCAGCTGCTTCTTTCCACTGGTAACTACCCGGATGCTGCTGAATAATGCCGCCTGCTTTTATTTCGTCCTCAGCCCAGGGACCCCGCAGCAAGGCAACTTGAGCGAGACGCTGGTCCGATTCCAGGACGGTAATCATGTCGTTCAGATTAATGTCCTGGTCGAACGTGAAGTCGTCTTCCAGGTGGAAGATGTAGGGCGAACCCTCACCGTTCTTACTCTGCTCGTAGGCCCACAAGCTGCGAATGGCCTCAGTGAACCCCGTCTTGCCTGGAGTCGTAATGATGTCCCATTCGCTTCCGTAGTGGGTGGCAAGCCATTCACCGAACTCCGGGTCGCCCGAATCGTCCTGGATGGTCTTGCGACCGATACTGCCCTTGACTCTCTCTTTGAAGGACGCCAGGGTCGCCTCTAGGTAGGCCCGTCGGCCCGCCGTGGGCACAATCACGTCAACGGAGCCATACGCCGGGACCTCCGCCGTCCCAGGGGCTTGCTCCGGGGCGTAGCGCTGGGTCACTTTCCGCTCATTGAGTATCTCGTCAACCGCAGGCGGTCCATTCCGAAACGCTGTGAGGTAACGGTCCGCGAGCTTCTTGCCTTCCATCCAATCACGAGTCCCACGGGCGGCTCGCAAGCTGGGAGTGTGCCAAAGGTGATAGCACGTCCCCGGCAGTTGAGCTACGCCGTTGATTGGAACCGCCGCTGCCCAGAACGCAACATCCTCATGGCCCCACCCCTGGAATCTCTGGTCGAAGCCACCGACGCGCTCAAACAGGTCCCGCCGTATGATGGTAACCCTCGAGGTACACACCGGCCGACGGGCTACAATGCTCCTAGTCCAACTCTGACCGGCCAACATGAGGTCGGTGCCCCGGTGAGAAAGGTCGGCTCCCACCAAATGCGGAACAACCAGCTTACCGGTGTCCCACGCCACCCTCACACCTTCATGCACTTGCTCGTGGTTCTCTTCGAACACGTCGGCGTCGATGGCAATTAGAACATCCCACTCGCCAGCCCGTCGTGCACCTTCATTGATGCACCAGGAGCGATTGAACGGAACGGGTGGCTTGTGCTCAACCTCATGGACCGGCCAGCCGAATTGCTCCCACCATTCGCGGGTCCAGCGCCAGGCTCGTTCACGGTCCCGGTCGCCTCCGCGCCATGGAACGACGATAGCCACCTTGGGCTCAGACATAGCCGAAGGTCCTCATATCGCGACGATAGAGCGTGCGCAAGCGACGGCGAGTGGCTGCTAGGGTGGGCACTCGCTCAATAGGCGACGCGTTCAAGTGTGGAATCTTCACCTTCCGATTCGCGGCTTCGCTCAACACCTTGGCAACCTCGTCCATGTTTTCAGTGTGTCCCACGAAATCGAAGTCGGATAGCGTGTTACCCAGCAAGGTTGTCTGCGGAACCGCGTGAATATCGTGTCGCATCGCCTCATTGATTCGCCCCCTCCTGACGTACCTGTTTATGTCGCCCTCTTCACCGTACTTGTTTCCCCAGTAAAAGGACTCAAATCGCGTCACAGGGTCACGAACCACCGTGAACCTGAACCAACCCGGCCAACGATATTGTAGCCATTCGTGCAGCTGGGTTGGATTGCGTGCCTCGATGTAACCAAACCACCGATGAATGTCCTCCCCCTGCGGGGGCCGACCGTCGCCTCGGTACTTAGCTAACGCCCATTTGATGGAAGTACAGCCCGCCTTTGGGACTTCTACATAGACCACTCGGATTCGGTCCACAGTGTGGACGGGAATCGGCCCATGCCACTCAGGCACGTTCCATCATGATGACGCCTTCCCAACCCCACTGGATGCTGTCCTCGGGCGGGTAGTGAAGCTCCTGGACGTAGAATTTGACCTCGGGCATGTCGGACGGGGCGAGCAGGTCGAACAGTTCGGGTCCGCTAACCGCAATGTCCGGCACCGGCCAGTCGGGTCCACCTACATCCAGTTCCTCCGGCTGCGGCGGAATGAACAAGATAACCACAGCCCGGTCGGTCCACGAATGCGCTAGGTTGTCTGCAATCAAGCGCCAGTCGGCATTGTGCTCCAACACGTGCCGCATGAAAATGCAGGGCACGTTCGACCGGTATTCCCGAAGGTCCACCACCTGAGTTGCCCATCGGGACCACGCTCCGTCCAAGCCGCGATACCCAGCCTTCTCGATGTACTTTGCAGCCCAACCGGTGCCGCAACCCCAATCTTCAACGAGTCCGCGGTCACTGACCCAAGCGCCGCCAATCTCGTAAGTCGGCGTGTCGTCATAGGGGAACGGTTTGAGCGCATTCTTGTAGTCCCACTCTCCGTATTTCGTGTCGGGAATCACAACACACCCCGCAGCCAAGCGCCGATCATTTCCTGGTGAGTCTCGGCCACCGGGTATTCGCACGTCCACGACACGGCCGATGCGTCCAGCCCAAATCGCAAGTCTGCTTCGCGGTCTGCCAACCGCGCAATTTTGCGGATGTCAAAGTCCACCAGCAGATAGTCGATTCGGTCGATGGCACCGGAATCGATCAAGTGCGTCAGGATGGGAAGCTCTGCGCCCTCGCAGTTCATGTTGACAAAAACCTCACCCTCCGGTAGCGCCCGGAAGAAGTCTTCGGCATCCAGCATCTTGACGAGAGTGTGAATATTCTCGTCCACGTCGTTCTTGTCGCCGTAAATGGACGCCTCCAGTTGTTCGTTGCCGCCGTACATCACTACGGAAGCGTTCGCGGCCCCCAGGCCCACGTTCCGGGCCTTGACTCGGGGATCGCCCAAGAAATTGCGTTCGAGAGTGTCAAACTGCTTCGGCATCGGCTCCAATGCGTAGATGATGTCGAAGCCGTACTCGGGCTTGACCACTTCCTCGATTGTCTGCCCCTCATGCGCCCCCACGTCTACGAAGATTTTCACTCGCGTCCTTCCTAGTGCTTCTTGCGCGAGCGTGCGGGCAACTTCTTGACTCTGACTCCCCGCAACCGCGTCCGCGCTTCCTTCCTCGACAGGCCCTTCTTGCGCACCTTGCCGCCAGCGACTGCCCCGAAGAACCGGGCTTGGGCCTTGGACTTCGCCTTCGGCATTGTCGCCTCCTTCCTACACATCAGGGGGGACCCGAAGGTCCCCCCATCAGTGTTAGTTCCCTTACGACTCGACCGAGACGATGGAGAACGCGTCGGGGCGCTGCAAGTGCAGCACCGCACGCTCTTCTGCTCGGATGGCCGTCAGGTTGGTGAGGAAGTCGTCCTCGTTCGAGTTGGTCGCCTCGACGCTGACACCTCCGCTCTTCCGCCAGATGGTGCCACCGGCACCGAACGCTCCAACCACGACGTTTCCGTCGCCGAGACGCTCGGTGATGGCGATGCGGTAGCGGCCCCACAACAGCGACCCAGGAGCCTGGAACGGGCCTCCGCTGTAGTAACCGCCGTTCACTCCGTCCTTCGTGACCATCAGCGTTGCCCAGTCCAGGATGGTCATCGCGACGGCATCGGCCGGAAGGCCACCGTAGCGCTGAACGTCCACTGCACCAGCGATGATGGCGTCGAACAGGTTCTCGCCGCCAACATCGGCTGCGATGGCCGACTGCCCCGCCTGGGCGAGCAGCTGAACGGCGAACGTGTCCTCACGGCGCTGGCGGACGAACGTCGCCAGACGCGAGTTGAGGTACGTCGCCATCGCCGTCTCGTCCTCAAGCATCTCTGTCGAGACCTTGATGACGGTTGCGATCTTGGTCAGCGTAGCCGTCTCGGTGTTGAACTGGATGTCCGACGCGGGCTTCTCCGCTGCCTCAGCAACGATGTCAGCCGCGTTGGTCGTCACAGTCTCCTTGACGAGGAGCACCGTGTTCCCGCTGGAGATGGTCGCCGTACCGAACAACTCGGTCAGCCCCAACGGCGTCTCGACCGGCAACTGGATGCCGGGGATGCGCTGCGGGAGGAACATCTCGTCGTTGTCACCGGCGCCTTCTGTTACGATGCCCGCGACCGCGCCGAACTCCGGCAGCTGAACCGGCCCCATGTTGAACTTGCCCTCGACGCCCCGCTTACGGAGCGCCTTGTACGCGTCCGACTGCACGAAGATGTCACCAATGGTGAGTCTCTTCCCGCTAGCCGAACGGCCGGTTGCCACTTCAGCGTCACCGACGGGACTCGGAGCCAAGGCCGCGATGGAAGCCGCAAGCTGCCGGTTCTCCATCTCCGTCTTGATCTTGCCGTTGAAATCATGGGCCTCAGTCGTGAGCCCCTTGATTT